TGGTACCGGATAACCCAGTCGGTTGCTGCATACGTGAAATGCAGATAAGGAGGAGAACACCTAGGAAGGTTCTCCTCCTGATTTTATTACATGCCAGCGCCTATCTGAAGCTGCCTATAGAGTTTCTGAAGCTGCCTATAGCTGTTTCAAGTTTCTCTTGATTAGTATCCGATGTAGAACTAAAGCGTATCCACGGCATTGAACCACCCGAACCTTTTGATCCTGGTCCCGAGATAGCTGCAGATTTCCAAGCTTGCGCAGCAGCACCAAGTTCACCAGCTGCAAGCATTAATGCTTCGGCTGCGGCTTGCTCTACAGCTCCCTTTTCAGCTCTTTTCTTCTCATTGGCCCGAACCATTTCTTGGATGGCTTCCTCCGCCTTTTCTTGCTGGCGTATTCCTACCATCATTCCAGTACCCAAATTTGATTCGTCATTGGCCATGGATTTAGCTCTTTCGAGCTCAGTCATGTTATTCCATTCAGTTCTTTTAACTTCGTCGTATAATTGATATGCAAGTGGATCGAAACCAGAGCCCTTCACTCTTGCAACGTATCCTAGATATTTCTTAGTATCTTGACGTATATCATGTTTATCCATGAAGTCTGACAGGGTTTTGGCGATAGCCCTTTGTTTAGTGATACCTTTTTGTGTATCGAATTCTGTTCCAAAGGCGAAATTACTTCCTAATGAGAGCAAATCCGCTATATCTCTTACAACAACTCTTGGATCAAATCCCGCTGCAAGCATTGCATCAAATTCTGCATCCTTAGCCAGTCTTCCTTCGTCCCGAGCTCTTGCACTAACATCTTCACCAGCTATATAAGCATTTAACAATAGATCGAGTAGGCCCGGAAGTGGTACTGCTCCCGCCACCATTCGGGCGCCTTTATAGACGCTTTTATTGCCGCGCCGGACGAGGTTGTTTCTACGGCGTTGCCTAGGTGCTGGCTTAGGTGCTGGCTTTGTATCTACTGTAAAATCATCTATGGCCGATGGTCTGATTGGAATAGGATTACCGTTTGCATCCAATCCACCTAGCCGTAATCTAGAAACCGCTTCTTCTACTGGGATATATCCTCTGCCCTTCTCCCAATACGATACGCGGTCTCCGGTGATGATAATTCTCATGTGCTTAAGGTCAGAAACATCTGTTTGTACAAAAGGGCCCTTTGGTAATAATGGCTTTGTTGGTGACCCGTCAATCTTAGTAGGTGTTGATAGCGATGAGGGCGGTGTCCTACTCGGTGTTGGTGGCGCATCAGGTGATGTTGTTGGCATGCGACTTAAAGTATCTAGCTCTTGGGGTTTCGGCGCATCAGGTGTTACTGAACCAGCATTAATCTGAGCTAATAACCGGGCTGTTTCTGCCTTCTGGGCTGCAATCTGAGCTAATAAGTTGGCTCTTTCTGCCTTCTGGAATTCGCGCCGAGCGGCTGCAAGCCGGTCTGCTTCTGCCTTCTGGGCTGCCTTCCGTTTAGCCAGACGTATAGCTTCTTGCGCTTCAAAGTTTTTTCGCATCCTCTCATCATAATAGTTTACGGCGGCTTGGCCAATCTTGTTACCATATCTCACCGGTGCCGTTACAACTTTGTATGCCCCGTATACCGCCTTTCCTGCATATACACCTAATAGTAGTTTGGCCCAAGGGGGAAGATTATTAAGAAATGCTAACGGGTTCATTCCGCCACTAGCTTTTCTGCCAGCTCCACCACCTCTACCGCCTCGTCCAGCCCCTGCGGCAGCCGCAGTTCCTAGCATTGCTAGAAGCTTTTTTCTTTCCCTTCGATCTTCCTCAGCATCTAACTTACTACGTTCCTGTGTTAGAAACCATTTATGAAAGTTCCTGTTAAGAAGGTCAGTATCTTCCTCGATCCTGCCTAAGGTTTTATTAACTGCTTCCAACGACGACATTGCGTATCCTTAACTAGTAAAAGCTCTTTTCTGTTGGTCTTCTCTTTCTTTTTTAATTTGATCGAGAAGCATTTGTAGGTAGATCTCTCTTTCCCATGGTAACATATTTTCCAAATCAAAAAGTGAATAATTATAATTCTGTAGCAATTGGAAATTCACTTGGTAAAAATTAACTAGTGTGTCATGAGAAAGAGCTATTAAAAAAAATCGTATAATCCTTGTAACGTATAATTATTCTTTTGGTCGCACCCTTCACCTTCACATTCATACTCTACATCTTGTTTTAAACTTGGTAAACGATTTACAAATTCCATAAGTTTAGTATATTGCCCAGTAGTTAGATTATCAATAAATTTCGTAATCTCTTCTACGGATTCATCCTTAAATCGAATTAATTCATCCGGTGTGTGTAGTTTATCCAAACTCTGCATAATAGTCCTATAAAATAATTCACTAACAGAATCCTCTTGGGTTACACCGTTACTATTCAGAACATCCATATAGGTCGGGAACTTAAGTTCCAGCGTGTAGTCTTCGGATATCTTGATCATTCGTTCCGGGAATTCGGATCGATCAATGCGTATCTTATCTACGATAATCTCTACGCCATTTTGCTGTCCACAACTTGGGCAGGTCAAAATAACATTGCTTGTTTCACCAACGGATTTTGATCTAATCTGCAAGAACAAATACTCTACGTCAAATGTTGTTAGAGAGTTTCTATCTAGATTATCTTCAATACAATTGATAACAATATCTAACAGCGACTTTGCAATATTAGATGATTCACCCGATTCAAATGCTATAAGAAGTGTCTTTTGTTCTCCTACGTTATATGGTCTATATCTTACTGTTTTGTTTGTTGATGGAATAGTAATATCATACCATGGAAAAGTATTAATTTGGGGTAGTGCCATTCAATTCATCCTTTAATAATTAAGTATTGAAAACCCTGCCGATTGCTGTGCCAATCTGGCGGGATATAAAGTTTTGTAGTTGTGATGGTTGGACTGCCTTACTCGAAGTCCAGTTTGTATAGGATAGCTGTACGTTGAGTTCAACCAATCCATCCAATTCGTTATTTAACTGAATAGGATTAACTGTGGTTGGGAAAGCGTCTTGTAATTCACAGGTATAGATAACGTCATCGTTTGTTATATAACTCAAATCTAACTGACCTTGAGCTAAATCAATAGGGCCAATCTTGGGCAATCTATTCTTTATTTCTGAAGGTAATCTAGATCCGAAATTGAAATCTTTCTTATAAAGAGGGAAAGAAAACCCCTTCTTAAGTTGCCTAATTTTTACCGTCTTAGCATATCCGCTTCCGTCTCTCGCCTTCTGGTATCCTGTCTCGAATTTATTTTGGTCAACAGCCAAGTTTTGCCATGCCTCAAAGTATTCTTTTACACCGTAGTCGTTCATTACATGAAAGCTCAATGAGATATCTGTGACAGCATAGCCATATGCCATTCTTTCCATCTTCATACCGATACGACGTTCGTTAGTCATGATCTGACGACCAGGAAGTTGTACGTCTTTACACAATAGGTTTAATTCTCGAACGGATGCACCTGGAAATCCACCAGGTAATTCAATTAGGAATAAATTGGGCCTTGCCATGCCATCCTTGGCAGATACTAAAGACTTAAACTGATCAATGCTTGCCATTAAATCATCCTTCTGGAGTTAGAATAAACCGTTGACTTACCAGCCTTTTGCCAATCAGCTGTAGGTAAGAATGCTGCGATTTCCCACTCGGGCGCGTGCACCTTCGCGAATCTACTTTTTACGTTGCTGGCTAGGTAATGCTTTATACAAGGTTTAAAATATTTGTACTTTGACGACTTTTTCAATAACGAGTAGGACAAAGCAAATTTTGTAGATTCGTCATATTTATCGTTACTGGTTATATCTAGCAAAGCGTCAAGGAACTTAGCTCTAAGAATCGGAGGAAGGTAATGTAGATTTAATCCTAGGAATCCGCCTTCTGCTTTATCGATAACAATAACCAGTGGAAACGAATCATAGTATGGTAATGTCTTCTTATGCTTTGGATCATAGAAGAACATATACATCGAACCAACAACGGATCGATCTGACAGTGTTACTGGTTCTTCCTTCATCAGCGCGCTGCGGCTAACATTACGAAGTGCTAATGCCTTCCGTCTAAACCAATCTCTTGATTCCTTAGTCCGGGGAGTAATACCGGATTTAAATGCCTGTAATTCTAGTTTGTTAAATAAGTTGCTCATGGTACTATTTATGTACGTTTTTTAACTTTTATCGGAGCAAGTGGCTTGAGTTTCTTTCTAGGATTCGGCAGTATACCTAACGCACTTAAATGTTTCTCAGTCCATATTTGGAAGTCCCAGCCACGATCCATAGCATATTCCTGCGCTGCTTTCCATTTGTTTTGGTTCTTGACATATGTCATACCTTCGTTAATATAACGCTTAGTCTTTCTACCTTTATATTGGGGTGGCGACGTTTCCTTAGCCGGCTTAATCTCTACAAGAACAATCTTGCCATTTTTATAGATAATCTTTAAGTCCATGAAGTATCGATGGTATTTTTTATCCACATCGTAGAAGTATGGAATCACAACCTCCTCTGATCCCCAGCTCTTTATATCCGGATTATCATCACACCATTTAAATGCATTGCGTTCCCATAGGGACCGAAAGATAACATTATCAGGGTTACCTTTGTATTTGCTTCGATTCTTTACTTTATATCTTCCAGAGTATGCCATAATTACCATATAAATACTTTTAACTTTATAGTAATATTTATCAAGGATAAAAAATGAACGAGTTCGGGGAAGCTGGGAGAGGAAGTGCCTATGAGCAATATGGCACGTTGTTGCATAAGCGAGGTGTAGCCTTAGCGGGCCGAGAACGAATGAGGTATCCTCTTACAGACCAAGAGACGTATCAGGGTCGAGTTATTTTTACGGCTAGAAAAACCGAGAATGAAACCGCTGCCGAGGTAATAGATGCCATAGTCGGTGGATTTGTTGGATCGGAGATTATAGGAGTTGATCCTGGGTTCAGACCTGCAGCGGCATTATCTAAAACAAAGGCTTTGACCGGCGGCGGGGCTGATAAGCAGACCTTTAAAAGTAAACTTCCTCTTAGAATTGGTAGCGGGAGAAAGTGTACCCTTTATCTACCAATGTCCATGGGATTCCAAGACAGAGTTACATATAACAACGTAGACTTAGGTATATTAGGTGCCGGAACGGAAACAGCATTGCAAGCTGGTGGTGATCTGTATCCTGCCCTGAAAAAAGCTTTTTTCGATTCCTTTTCTGGAATTGGAGACATGATTAACTATGGACTGGGTAGTCCTGGTGCACAAGTTGCTGCTATGAGAATCGCCTCTAAATTAAATACCGGTGTGGCGGGTGCTATTAGTAGTACAACTGGTATTGCTTTAAACCCGAACAAAAGAGCTATCCTAGCTGGACCAGAAATTAGGACATTTAGATTTACGTTTAAAATGATTCCCGACAGCCACGAAGAAGCTGAAGAGGTGAAAAGGATTGTAAGATTCTTTCGAGAAGAGATGTACCCGGAGTCTCAAAGAGAAGCTGGGATAAATGCTACATTCCGCTATCCTAGTATTTTTGATATCCAAATGAAGTATAAGAATAAAGACGTGGCGACCTCCATCAAGCCTTCTTATCTAACTGACGTGGCTGTAGTATATAATCAATCGTCTATGGCTTTTCATTCGGATGGTAACTTCCAAGAGACTGATATAACATTAACATTCACAGAGACTGTCGCACTGACTGCTCAAGATATCGTTGATGGTTATTAAGAGGAACACTCATGACTTTATTTGCAAATTATCCATTAGTCGATTATAGATTTGGTGACGAGGTTGCAACCTCGGTATTCCAAAATATTACTACATACGTAGACCTAATCGATCAAGTAGCAGATGACGCTGCTCTATATGAATACTATTTTATACCTGATGGGATAAGACCTGACGTTCTATCGTACGAGCTATATGGAACGATTGATTACTATTGGACATTCTTTCTATTGAATGACAATCTCAGACAGCAAGGTTGGCCGTTAGATGAACAGGATGTTCGGGCTTTAGGAAAAGAATTTTATCCGAATAAGACTTTGCTTACTACATATAAAATGTACGATGAGTTCTATGTTGGTAATATAGCTATTACCGGATCAATTAACAATCCTACATTTAAAGGTAAGATTATTGAGAAGAATCTGGATCTTGGCCAGATTACTGTTAAGCCGTTTAAAGAGGTTAAGACTATTACCGTAACAGATGGTGGTTCCGGATATACTACTGCACCCACAGTCACTATTACCGGTGGTGGCGGAACCGCAGCAAGAGCCACTGCATTTGTTACTAACGGAGCAGTTACATCCATTGAAGTAGATGATGGCGGGGATGACTATGTATCGGCACCTACTATTACAATCGGATTACCTAATAGCCCAACCTCTAGATCTGGTGATAGAGCTACTGCAACTGCAACCGTGTCTACTTACACCATTAGTCCGCCTGCACAGCTAAAATCTAGGAACTCGACCTATCCTACGGATTGGACCGAAGACAATGTGAAGCGGGTTAACGTGCATACAGTACTTGACCAGTATAATGCAACGCATCATTATTCGGATACAGATGGTATCTGGTACGATCTACCAGTGGATTTTAATTCTGATACACTTTATATTGATAACAGACCGAACGAGGCAGCTGTACGAGATAAGGTAAATACAACTTATCTAAATAGACTACAAGAACAGAATGATGAACTACGTAGGATTAAGGTGTTTACCAAATCAATGGCAAGCAAGATTAATACAGAATTCCAAAAAGCTTTAAGATCGTAAAATGTATTCACCTGAACAAATACACCTAATAAGTATCGTCTTAGATATTCCTGAGCGGATAAAGGAAGAGGTATTCCTATATAAGGATACCGAAGAGACGAATGTTGTGGATCTTGTGGTGTATGAAAGCGTGTTCAATCCATTTCTAACCGCAGAACTTTCCATTATGGAAGACCAAGGTATTATTAATAGCTTTAAGGGTACTGAAAAGATTGTGGTTACTTTTAAAAGTGCAATATCGGAAAGTATGCCGGTGATTGTAAAATCATTTAGAGTTGATTCTATTAGTGATAATGTTCCGGTAGAGGGTAACCCAAACCTAAGCCTAATGAAGCTTCATCTTTTAGAGGACGTGGCTTATTTTGATAAACTCAATAGGATTAATAAAGGCTACCAAGGCTTTGGGGAAAATATTGTAAGAAAGATTGCTAGAGGCGAATTAAACAAAGAGATAGTCTTATATAAAGGCTCTACTAGCGATGCTAAACTGCCAATTCGAAGTAGCGATTCCTCACCGGATTATTATTGGAAGCCTTCGTATCAAGGGGACCTTAGATACATAGCTCCGTGGCAAACACCACTAGAAATTATTCAGACTGTTTTAAATAGAATGACGACTACTAACGGGTTTCCATATTTCTGCTATTCGACCTTAAATCAGAATAAGTTGGTTATGACGGACTTAGAAAGTATTCTGGAAAGAGAAAGCTTTAATCCGAAGAATCCATTCGTGTATTCCAGAGCAGCGGTACAGTATGAAGATGCAGATTTACCATATGTTATTAGTGGCGTACATGAAACAGAAACCAATCACTCACATCTTTTAGCTAGGCTTGGTGCTTACGGATCTAGATTAGAAACAATCCATGCTAACTCTTCAAAGTCCTCTAGTCGATTTGTGAACATGGAATCGATTATGAATGATAGAAATCAATTAGGTTTATTTAAGCCAGTTGGTAATAATCAAAAAATGAATATATTTGATAACTTTACTCGGATTTATAACGAAGAAGGCTTTCCCAAAGGCGGAAAAACTATATCACAACATAATTCTGCAGTAAACTTTATAATAACCGGTGACACGATCGATCGAAGTCCCTCTAGTAAAGATAAATCTGTTCTAGGCTTTGCAGGGCAGATCGAGGGAGAGGATCATATATTAAAAGTAATTAGATCAAGCATGCTTAGATATCTACTAATGAATTACATAACGATTCAGCTTCCCGGATTACTATTTTCCACCCCTTTCTTAGATACAACAGTAGGAAATGTTATAGATATTAAGGTTCTTAATAATGATCTAGCATCTGTTGAAAGAGAGATAACAAACGCGGAAAGATCCGGAAGCTTTATGATCCTAAGAACCAAACACGTATTCAATGTATTAGATGGGCTTCATAATGTTCAAATGGATGTTGCCAAAGTTGGTGAGGGAGGTGAATAGTGTTTTACGGCGATAATATTAGATGGTGGGTTGGAACAGTAAAAGCTACCGATCCAGAGAATCAAGGTAGATTTAAAGTAAGAATTCACGGGTTACATAGTGATGAGGTAGAGGACAAGTATCTTCCCTATGCCCAAGCACTTATTCCTACGACAGAGCCTGGAACATCAGGGCTAGGCCTTTCGCCCCAGCTACAGCCATCTGCATTTGTATTTGGTATTTTTTTAGATGGTAAGCAATCCCAGTTACCTTTAATATTAGGTTCAATGCCTCATACACAAGTCCCTTCATCGGTACAAAGAGAAAACTCTAGATCCAGTTCAAACTTCTTTAAGGATGGTGATAGACAGGCTTCATCGATATACAGCGGTAAAGTTACCCCAGTCATTGTAACTGACGATATGGTAGCGCTATATAACGATGGTAAGGCCAATGCCGATGAAAGAAGAATGATCCTTATGAAGATACTAACTGATGAAGGTTTATCGCCAAGAGCGGCTGCAGGAGTAGTTGGTAACTTGGCTATTGAATCTCTTTATCAAGGTATTCGGTTTAACCCTGATGCAGCAAAAGTTGACAGAGTAGAAAGCTCCTATGGTCTAGCACAATGGAATGCAAATGTGGAAAGATATCAAATGCTGGTAGAATTTACCGCAAATCAAGAAACACCTGTCCCGTGGAATGATTTCTTCGGTCAGGTTAAATTCCTAGTACATGATATGAAGACCAACCCTGCTCATGAGGTATGGACTGATCTATCCAACGATTCTTTAGTCGGAGAGATTAACGTGAACGTAAAAGACTTTTCTAATCCTGCCTGGTTGTTCTTAAAAAGATATGAAGTAGCTATTGAGACACATTGGCCACAAAGAGTTCAACAGGCACAGATTGCAGAAAAGCAATGGTACGCTTCTTTGGCTAAAACTAGAAATCCTGGAGTGCAATAATGTCAAAGTTAGAAGAATTCCTAGAAAGTGCAGTTGGTAATCTTAGCCCTCAGGTTCGGGAAGCTGTAAAGGATACGGTGAATGAAAATAACTTAGCGTTGACGTTTCCTAAAAGCGCTACAAATGTAAAAGTTCAATCGACAACTGCAAATGATAATGCGGAGTATCAGGTGGGGATAGCCGTTGCACAGTTAGAAACCGGATTTAGGAATATGGTAAAAGAGGTCGGGGCATCTCAGACTGATCTAACCTCTATAACTGGTGATTCAAGGTTATCTGCTGACGCCGCATTAGATGTTGTAGTCCTAGCACCTTTTGCTGAAACCGTAGCTGCAGCTATTAATGATTTTAGTGAAGAGGGTGTTAAATCAATTGAATCCGCTTTGCAAAAGGATATGGATCTAGATAAGATTGGGAAAGAACTAAATGCTGTATTCAAGAGTTCCAATCTAGATAACGTATTAGGTCAGACATTAGGTTCTCCTCAGAGTACCTTAAGTAGTTTAAGATCTGTGGTAAGCGACGTCCAAGGTATAGCAAATAAGATGGTAGGATCTGTAGCAAATGGCTTTGGATCCTTTATAGAAAACGCAATCGAACAAACACTTGCCCCAGCTAGAAATATATTAAACGCTGGTACTAGCAAAGGTGACGTAAAGATTGTTCTTGGAAAAAAAGAAACAACTGCCATCATTGAGCTTTTGCAAAAGGGTAAAACCCTTGAGGCAGCTAAAATATTACAAGCGTCTTCCGATTTAACCCTGCAGCAAGCAATTGATGTTGTAAAGTCTATCGATAACACTTATACCAAACAGGTAAAGGATAAGGATGCGGTTGACGGTATAGATGTAGGCGTATCCTTTATCGACCTGACAAGCTCAGAGTGGAGAGAAAGTAGCACGGATTTAAACGATGCAAGGAACTTTGCACCTGTAATAGGAAGAGAAGTCTATGCGGAGCTATCTAATCTGGAAAGACAGTTTACTCAGGTAATATTTGTATCGACTGAACCTGGTAAAACTATAAAAGATCTTCATGAGGAATTTGTAGACAAACAATCAATTGGTGTGCCATATCATTTCTTAGTATCAAACCAGGGAATAATTTTTAGAGGTAGACCGCTGGAAAAAGAATCGCCCAAATATCAAGGTGTGGTAAATAATCATAATCAGAAATCTATTCTTATAGCTATTGAAGGTATTGAGCCAGATCAACCATCCGCCCCTGCACAAAATAGGGTATTGATTAACCTTTATAAAGATATCTTGGATGCCGCTCCGGGTGTAGAACTTTTTAATGATGGCCAAGCTGGATGGAAACTTCCTTCGAAGAGGTGGAGAGATGCTAGACCGTATTCGGATCCTACCAAATGGTTAAAGAGCTGGTATAAAAGAATACCGAATACAAAATTCGATCCGCTAAAAGGCGAACCACTTTCACTAGATTATATTAAAGAGTCGTACGGGAGCTAACTATGGTAAAGAGTAATCTACCACAGGATGATACAGGACAACACCCACGTCCTGATTATATGTACAGAAGTAGCCTAAACCAAGGTTATACTGGTGAGAAGCGTAACTCTCTTTCATTTGCAACATTTGATGAGAATATAGATCTCAGTGCAACGGAAGGTGTAACACCTGAATATGGCTTAAATAGAATTACTGAAACATTGACCGGTCATACGTTTGAAATGGATGACACACCTGGTAATGAAAGAATCCTAATCAAGCATAACAGTGGTGCAGGCATAGAACTATGCACAGATGGTAGCATATGTATCTCTGCACTGAATAATCGGGTTGAGTGTACTGGCGGAGATCAGACTGTTATTATTATAGGTAATGGCAACATCCACTATAAAGGTAATCTAGACTTTAAAGTTGATGGCGAGTTTAACATCGACTGTTTGGATTTTAATCTCAATGTAAAGAACGATAAGAATGAAACAGTAGGTGGTGACGAAGTAAAGGCTAACTATGGTGGAATTACCCAAACGGTAAAAGGATCAGTTTCCAGCTTTGTTACAGAGAACGTTGCAAGCACTGTATTAGGTTCTAGCTATAATTCTGTTAAAAAGGATTATACTATGAATACCGAAGGCAATGTAAATATGCCGACCAAGGGTAACTTCTTTGCTACCTCTTCGGACATTATGAATCTTGCATCTAATAACCTAACTCTATCTGCCAATGATATGACCGTACAAGGTGGTAGTGGAACTATCGGTGGAACAGGTATGTTGCTGAGTGCAAAAGGTGCGGTGTTTGAAGAAGGTGTTACTGCTCCTACGTTTCATGGAGATTTGACTGGTAGAGCAGATGAAGCAATTGCTTCTGATACTGCAATATACGCATCGTATGGTGGTGGACCCGGTAGTGCTGCTGGTTGGACAAATACAAATACTGCCACACCTACAATTGTTAAACCTACAGCAGCTACCACTGAAACATTCTTAACCAAATCTGCAGGTGGTATAAGAGCAGTAACAATTGATCATAAAGATGGTATTAAGAACTACATTGATCGAACCGCAGACTATGATGGGATATTCTAATGGCAGTCCGTTTTACTGTAAGCCCCGAATTAGCTAGATCCAAATTAAGGGATGATGCAAATAAGAACAATGAAAAGTTTGTGACTACTTTGCTAAAGGAAGGCGTGATTGGTCCTAACTATAATGATGCAAAACCTAAATCCACAACGGGTAGATCATTCAGTAAGAAACCCGATCCTATATTTTCTGCTAGAAGAATAACCTCTGCTGACGTAAAAAAGACTTCGATCCTATTGAAAAAGAATCCTGAACATAGAATATTTGTAGGATTGGATTCGCCATGGAAAGATGTTAATCAGGTCAAGATATCCGATAAATTCAATGGCACCCCGATATCTACATTCTTTGCACCTGACGGATCTAGAAAGTTTAAAACCCTAACGGAAGAAGAGCTTAAAGTAGTACTACCAAATCTATACGTTCACTCAATGTTAATATCCAGAGTAAATGCAATAGACCTTATATCGGATGTAAGTATTATAGTATCCGAGGGCGTATATTCCCCTGGAATAAATGAAAGGCCCACTCCTACGGGCGTTAACGATCGCAAGAGGACAGGGAAAACCATAGTCTATAAGGTTGTAAATGCATATGGCAAAGTTGATAATGCTAAAACGTATGACCTTGCTCTTAAGATAAAAGATAGTTTTTATTTCGAAGAGCTAACCGTAGCTTATGATACTATGGCACCGGATGGATCCTTAACAAGTAGATTAATAGTAACACTTCCTGAAATAGATAAAAACTATTTTGCTATATTTAACCGGAAACTATCCACAACTTTTAACAACTTTAATTTCTCGCAAAATGAGATTGTAGAATTAAGTACTCCTGCCAAGGGTGCATAAATAGATAGAAAAACGAGTATAAAAATGGCAGTAACCAGAGTCCTATCCAAGCAGGACGGAAATCTAAATACTAGTACCCTTATTACTACTAGGAATAAGATATTCCGTGATATTGATATTTCGTTCACAGCTAAGCCCAATGGTGAACTTTATGTCAAGAGAGATGCTGCAGCCGTGGATCAGGCTCTTAGGAATCTAATCCTAACTAACCATTTCGAGAAACCCTTCCAACCTTTTTTTGGCGGGAATATTACATCCAAGCTATTTGAGCTTATAGACGATCCGGATATGGAAGAAGAATTAGTTGATGATATCACGCATCAAATTGAGATCTATGAACCTCGGGTAAGGGTTAGAAATATAGACGTTAAAGCAGATGAAGATTATAACAGTTTAAGTGTTACTATAGAATATCAAGTCGTAAACTCCCAGGAGACGATAACACTTACAACCTCAGTATCAAGGCTAAGATAATATGGCAACTACAATTAGATCAACCGCATTAGACTTTAATAACATAAAGAATAATCTGAAGACCTACCTGCAGAGTAAGGAGGAGTTTGCTGACTATAACTTTGAAGCTTCTGGCCTATCAAACATCCTAGATGTTCTTGCACATAACACCCATATGAATGGTCTTATTGCTAACTTCGCATTAAACGAATCTTATCTACCTACAGCACAGCTTCGAAGCTCTATGGTGTCTCTTGCAGAAGGTATTGGTTATATTCCGGACACCGATACTGCCTCAAGATCTACACTTAAGCTTACTGTAACTGTTCCATCAGGCCTACAGCCTAGACAAGCTACGGTCCAGCTACCAGCATATACAGGGTTTAATACGACTGTTGATGACGTATCCTATACATTTAGAACTATTGAACCATATTATGCAACTGATAACGGTAGTGGATTCTATGAGTTTAAGACAGCAAGTGGATCAACATCCATTCCGGTATACGAAGGAACTTTAAGAACAAAGACATTTGTGGTTGGTCAATACGTTGATAACCCAGTGTATATCATTCCCGATTCGACACTTGATGCTGATACAGTTTCAGTAAAGGTTTATGATGCTGCCAGTGCTACAGACTTCGTAGATTATCAAAACATTCTAAACGTTTCAAGTATCTCTTCGTCTTCTACAGTCTATATCTTAAAGGAATCGCCAAATGGTGACTTTGAACTTTCCTTTGGCGACGGCTCAACATTTGGGATTGCCCCTGCTTCTGGTAGTAGAATTGAGGTAGAATATCTATCCACAAAAGGCGATGCAGCAAATGGCGCAGTATCATTTAATAATATCCAAATTAATCTGAATACAACAGATCAACCACAGACAGAAACGTTAAGACCAATTGTACTACAAACTTCCGCAGGTGGTAAGGCAAAAGAGACAGTTGAATCTATCCGTAAAAATGCCCCATTCCAATATGCTACTCAGAACAGAATGGTAACTGCAGAAGATTATACATCACTAATCCTACGTAACTATTCTACTCTAATAGATGATATTGTATCATGGGGCGGGGAAGATGCTTTAAAGCCTGAATATGGTGCGGTATATACTTCAATTAAATTTAATAATGACGTATCCCAGGACACAATAACTACCACAAAGCAGTCTATTCAAGATCTGGCTAATCAACTTTCTATCGTATCCTTTAATCTAAGATACGTTGATCCAATTACAACGTTTATCGAGACCGACGTATATTTTCAATTTAATAGAAACTTGACTGACCTAACGCCGGCATCTACTCAAGCAACAGTAAGGAATACTGTTGAGTCGTATATTACATCAACTACAGGTAAATTCAAACAAGCATTTAGACGTTCACCTATGCTAACCCAAGTGGATGAGATAAGCCCAGCGATTCTATCATCTCGTGCTGATGTTCGTATGCAGCAAAGGTTTACGCCGACAGCGCCTACAATTCTTTCAGTTGTAAAATCACTATTGTCTAATCCAGCTGGGGTTGCAAACGAAACACTTTCCTATATAGTGGATTTAGTAGTTGCAGGAAGATACAACGATGCCGTAAACTATATGACAAACGAGGGCCTTACGACAAATACTACAACCTATAACCTAGGAAAATTACAAGATGTTGCAAGTAATATATCCCAGCAGTTATTGTTTCCTGTTCCTATTGCGACAACGGATGACGATACTTATGTTATTACAAGTAATGAATTTGTATTCAATGGCGTAAATTGCATTATTAGGAATGAATTAAGTTCTACTAATCTTCAGGTTGTATCGTCAGATGGTACAACTATCGTTAACTCTAGCATTGGTAACTTTAATTCCCTTAGTGGTACTGTTACAATTAATTATTTTAACCCATCAGCTATTACTGGTGGTTTAGATTACATCAAGATCTCGGCAGTGCCTGGTAACCAGAGTGCTATTACTCCCACCCGAAACGAAGCGTTAGAGCTTGATCTATCCAGATCCCAATTTACTATTGTTTATACGGATGCGCTTAACTAATGTCAGTACATAAAGATAAGACCTTACAGGATAATAATAGGACGCTGTTGAATCTCCAAAGATCGGAGATAGAGAAAGCGCTGCCGCAACATATCCGATCAGACTATCCAAATATAGTTGAATTATTCGATGCATACTATGAGTGGCTAGATTCCGCAGACAACTTTGGTGGTATGATTCATCAGCTCTATAGAAACAGGGATGCTACACAAGTTCCCGATAGGTTGCTAGAATTTCTAGAAGATGAATTACTATTAGGTCAATCATATTTTGGTGGATTCCAAAATAAAAGAGAAGCTGTTAAGTTTAGTAACCTGCTGTATAGATCAAAGGGTACTAAGTATAGCGTTCAACAGTTCTTCCGCGGGTTCTTTGGCATTGACCCCACAATAACATATCCCAAGGAACAAATCTTTAAGGTTGGTCCTGAGGTAGATTACGATCTTGATAGTATTAATTCGGCCGGCCAGCAAATTAGGGTCGAGGCTTCCCGGATTGGTCCAGAGTCTAGAAAGTATATTACTGACGATAAACTATACCAAGTAATGTCTCTTTTAGTTCGATCTAGTATTCCATTCGAACAATGGAAAGACGTGTATAAATTGTTTGTGCATCCTGCGGGGGTTTATATTGCTGGTGAGATCCTACTTGAAATGGTTAATGTCGACCATAATAGTATACCACATAACCCACTACTTGATAACAATGGCGCTATTGACTATATTCAAGATGAAAAAGGCGATGAATTCGTGTCACTTCTATCTGCTACATTCGAAGGTGATATAGAATTTGAAGCATTTACTGATATAACTCTAATAAATAGAGGGGATAACACCATCGGTATGCAACGTCAGAGAACCGATCAAACATTTGTGAATATTCAGAATCTTACTATTGATTCGATCGATGCAGGCTACACTATCGAAGAACTCCTATCACCAAACTCACTTTCGATGGACGATTCAGATACTGGCACACTTGCTTCTGCAGATGGCGTGGTCTTCTCACAAGACGATTCGGGCGGCATTGGCGTATCAACATTCGACCAACACGTCTACAGTACACTATTTGATTCAGCAAACTCCGCTGATTCTGCAAATTATCCGTTTTAACATATATAAATACTTTTAAGTTAAAGAGAGCTAGATATGGCAAGAGAAAATATTAACACGGGCACAAGCGCTAACGATGGAACAGGCGACAGCTTACGACGCGCTGGTTCTAAGATCAATAACAACTTTGTAGAGTTATATGGTCTTCTGGGCGGAAATGTTGCTGGTACTACAAGATTGACTGACAGTGGATTAGATATTATTGGTACTAGCTTTGATACCAAGATTGGTGCGGTTAACCCTTCATCAGAGATCGATATTAACTTCCCGGATTCATCAGGTACTGTTCTAGTTACTACCGCTACACAAACCGTTACTAATAAGACGATCAGTGCTGATAATAATACACTTTCAGGTATTGCTGCATCTAGCTTTGTACTATCTAACGCATCTGGTAACATCGATGGTTCAGCTTCACAGAAAGCTATTCCAACCGGTGTAGTTATTGGTACTACCGACACGCAAACGCTATCGAATAAATCATTGGTACGTCCAAGGGTAGAACAGTGGTTAGCTGATTCGGCGGGTCTACCAGTAATCTCTTTTACTGGTCAATCTAGTACTACAAATAGAATCAAGGTAGATAATGCTGCCTCAGGATCCCCGCCTGTTGTCTCCGCAGTAGGATTAAGCGATGCAAACATCCACCTGTATGTCGATGCAAAGGGAACTGGTTCGACTAAATCAAATAAGGTTGCTTATGGGACACCGGCCAACCTAACTACAAATAATACTGCAAATATCAGCCAATATGGTAACATCGTTTTAAATGCGAGCTCACTGACCGTTACGGTTCCAAACGGCACATTAAATGGCGAAGTAAAAATATTCACTAACATTAACGCTTCTAATGCAACGGTAGATCCTACATCATTTAACCAGGGATCAGATATTACTTTAGGGCAATATGAAACGGTAACTCTAGTATGGCACAACTCTAGCTGGTTCGTGACTGGCGGCCACGGTTACGCAATTAATCCATAGGACTTGAACAATGGTAGCAAAGATTACAGATAAACTAAAGAAACAACTGGTCCAGCAGGTGTTTGATGAACTAACCGGAGAAAAGCTTGGCGACTCTGATAATTATTTCTATATGGCTATTGGTCGTTCTCAGGAGTGGAGCAATGAACAGAGTCCCGACGTTCCTTTTCCTCATGACCGAGAAGAGAAACTGTTTAGATACAATATGCAATCCCTTAAAGCTGTTCAAGGTTTCTCGTTTGTTGTACCACTAGAAGAAACAAAGGACTGGTCTAGCGGTTCGGTATATGCAGCTTACAGTGACGCTTCTACAGGTCAATCCGCTAACTATTATGTTAGAACAGAAGATAACAACGTATATGTTTGTATAAGACAAGGTAAAGAAGGTAATGGTACAGCTAGATCATCAGTTGATAAGCCAGACCATACTGATACCACACTCATAGCTGAAGTGAATGATGGATATATTTGGAAATATCTTTATACAATTTCAACAGCTGATGGTAACAGCTTCCTAACATCAAACTTTATGCCAGTTAAATATGTAGATTCTGCAGACGCTACAGACCCATACTTCGGTCAGTATACTATCCAGAACGCAGCAGTAGCCGGACAAATTGTTGGATATAGAGTTATAACTGCTGGATCTGGATATAATACATCAGATACTGTTACAATTACAGGTAACGGATCAGGCGCGACCGGGCACGTAATTCCAGATGGATCTGGTGGTATTGCTTCTGTTGAGATCGGTGACAGTGCAAGAGCAGGCACTACTGGATTTGGTGATTTAAGCTTATATATGGGAAGCGGATATGCGCGGGCAGATGTTTCTATATCAGGTGGCAGCGGCGGTAAGGTAGTTCCGGTGTTTGGACCAAAAGCAGGATTGGGTGCTGATCCCAGAGACGATCTAAGATCCACCGCTCTTATGTTTAATGTTAAGCTTCAAGAAGCAGATGAAGAAGGAAATGGTGGGAAGTTCCAAACTGGTAATGACTATCGTCAAGTGGGCATATGGAAAAACCCACTTCAATATGGAAGCTCTAGCCAATTCACTGGAACGGCAGCAACAGCAGTTAGTAAGATCAAGCTAGTAAGTACACCCTCAACTCCTATAACTTATGAGGATACTACAACGGTTACTGGAAGTGCAAGTACAGCTGCCGCATATATAGATTATGCAGGCGATTCTGATATTTGGATTCACCAAACTGAAGAAACTGGATTTAAAGATTTCCAAGTAGCAGACACGCTTTCGTTGGATCCCGTTCAGACTGGGCTAGGAACACTTACTGTTGATACAATAGAGAATCCTGAGGTAGATATTTTCTCCGGCGATTTGCTATACATCAGTAATATCTCGGCTACTATTCGAAACACTGGCGGCTCGGAAGACCTAAAAGTTATTGTAAAGCTCTGAGGATAGAAAATGGCAAC